TTGGTTGTTGGGGTTGGGTTGTTGGCTTGGCTTTCTTGCACTGGTTCGGGTGGTTGGTTGTGGTTGGGTTGCTCTCTCTTTTGTTGTTGTGTGGTGGGGGGATAGGTGGGGGATATATTAGGATTTGTAGCTACATTTTATGTAATTAATTTAATTTTTGTAGCTACATTTGGGATAATTAACTTAACTTTGTAGCTACAATTAAAACGCTATGACACCAAAAGAAAAAGCACAAGAATTATTAAGTAAATATACTTCAATAACATTAAAAGAAGTTGTACCTGGTATATTTTTAGCATTTGATGAAGAATTATGTAAAAAATTTGCATTAATAGCAGTAAATGAAATATTAAATTGGTTTAAAGCTCATTCGTATAGCAATAAAAACTATGATGCTTTTGTATTTTACAATGAAGTTAAACAAGAAATAGAAAAGCTATAAATTATGGCAAAAAGCAAACCAATTGGAGTTAGATTTGACTTAGATAAGTTGGATATGATTCAAAAAGAGCAAAATTTGACATCTGTTCAGCAAGTAGTGAACTATTTAATGGATAATTATGGCAGAATAAAGCACGTAGAGGAGGTTTTAGTGGTTAAGCCTATAGAATGTCCAAAAACAGTACAAAAGCCCGTAGAATTGACTATAAATAGGCAACCCGAGCCTCCAATTGGCCTTAAAGGAATAGATTTAACCATTTGGAAGTCTGAAAATTGGAAATAAATTCGTAAATTAGCGTATGAAAAGTAAATTAAAAATGATGAAACGCGCGGATGGCTCATATTCACCTCGTGGTTTATGGGATAATATTCGTGCTAACAAGGGTAGTGGTAAAAAACCAACTGCGGCTATGTTAAAGCAAGAAAAAAAGATTAAAGCACAAGAAAAAATGTAATTTATGTCTGGAGCTTGGCAAAGAAAAGAGGGTAAAAACCCTGAAGGTGGCTTAAATGCAAAAGGTCGTGCATCTTACAATGCAGAAACAGGTGGTAATTTAAAAGCTCCTGTTAAATCAGGTACTAATCCTCGTAGAGTTTCGTTTGCAGCTCGCTTTGCTGGCATGACAGGTGCTATGAAGAAACCAAATGGCGAACCTACTCGTAAAGCATTAGCACTTAAAGCTTGGGGATTTGGTAGCGTTGAAGCTGCTCGTAAATTTGCTAATGCACACAAAAAAAGTTAGTAAAATGCCCACCCTAAGCGAGCTGATCTTAATGGGAAGCCGGGTGGACTAATTTTTAATCTTTAGCTTGTTTTTAATTGGTTAAATCTTATATATAAATGCATCCACGTATCACTATCTGGTGTAATATTTTCCTTTGGTCTTAAATCATCAACTCCCAATCCTCCAATTAAATCAAAGCTATCATCTTTTATTAATTTAAGAAATTCCATAAGTTCATTAGTAATAGGAGGAAATACATGAATCTGCCCTTCTGTTGAATTGTAATTAATACCCCTTTCTGCAAGTACCTTAATAATTCTTTCTTTAATTGTCATAGGTTATTTTTTTTAAGCATATGGTTTATTTATTTGGCGTATTTTCATCACTTGGGTAAGACTCTTTTTTAGGTGCCGGATCAGATATTATAACAAATTTAACCCCATGCAGACTAAATTCTAAATCTTCATCTGGTTTATTGTTTAATGGGTAATTAATAGGATCACGATGCCAAGCAAACTCCCAGTTAATATTGCATCTTGCTTTGTTTTTAGTTTTAAAATCAGTTTTTATTAAAATATTGTTTATTCCAATTTCATTAAATTGTTGAGCTATTTTTTTTAACGGTTCTACCATATTATCTTTTGGCAATAAAATATCATAATCTCTTTTCATAGGTTATTTATTTAGTTACTGGTTTAGGACTTGAACCTAAAATGACAGAATCAAAATCTGTAGTGTTAACCAATTACACCAACCAGCATTTGTTTATTTTAATAATTTTAATAATTTGTACAATAAATAAATTATTACTACCGCATACACATAAATAAGCGCATATATTATGTAATATAAAATGCCATCTATCATATAGCTTGGTTTTCTTGTTCTTCTAATATTTTTTTACCCTTATCTGAAAGAGGTCTTGCAAACAATCTTAATTTCTTTCCGGTATCTGGACATTTAAAAGTAATACCTACATCCATATAAGACTTTAATACAATTTCCATAACGCCATCTGCTTCTGCTGAAGCGCCAATTACATGCGGATCATCATAATCAAATTGCATACAGAAATCACACCCGTCTAATACTTCTGCATCTACTGGAACATTTAGTTCTTTTTGTTTTTTAGCTTTTGCCATTTTTATCTTTTTATTTTTGTCATTTTTTCACAATGCGGACACTGTACTTCTTCTAAATATTTTATTTCAACACTTCCATCAAACCATTTAATCATATCAGTTTCTATAACTGCTACATGATAATTTAAACATACATCACAAATTACTTCAGCTACTTCGTATATAACACTAACCTCCATTAATTATGTACGTATAAAATTTTAGGTATATGCTTTACTTCTCCGTCTGGGAATTTTTCTAAATATTCTTCAACAAATATACCATCTGCATCCCATTTATCAACATGTAATTTAACTTGTTTTGCTAAATTAGGCTTACTCATAAAATTACCAATATCTATTTTATGCAATTTAGCTTCTGATCTTAAATGTATATATGCATTATCTAACCAGTTGTGAACCATATCACAATGAACAAAATGTGTGTTTTCTGTAACAGCTGCCAACATTTCGCCTACAAATAATGGAGCATAATAATTATCATCTCCTGTCATTACAACCCAATCTTCTTTTGCATGATCTAATCCATAATTTCTAGGAGTATGCCCCCAATCGTTATATCTATCTTTTAATATAGTAAATCTAATTCTATTATCATCTTCATAGAATTTCATTATTTTATCAAGAGAACCTTCTGGAGGGCAATCAGCTACTACATGAATAGTCCACATAGGGTTTACTTGCGCAACTATTGAACTAATTACGCACATTAACTTATCTGTTCTGTGATATGTTGGTATTATAAATTCTATCTTCATATTAAAATCTATATACAATCAATACATCATCAAATCTATTTTTTAAACGTCTATTATCAATAACTTCAATGTTATCATGTAATGATTCGTATATTGAAAGTGTGCTATCTAAATTGTCAACATCTTCAATTATATATATACCACCTTTATTCATTTTATCTTTTAATAATGCAAACGAATTTAATTGATCTATAAGCTTATGACTTCCATCGTCAATGATAACGTCAAACATTTCGTCTTTTATTGAATCTAAAATCCTTTCATTTGTAGCATCATCAATAATAATATTATATTTTTCATCAACAAGCCTTGAAAGACTTGGCGACAAATTAATATCAATTCCAATAACTTTTGAATTTGTAAAATACTCTGCCCACATCTGCAAAGACAACCCGTCATATAAACCAATCTCAAGAACTGTTGAGTTGTTTTTATATTTTTTTAATAATCTTTCGTATTCTCCTATATAAGTGTGAGTAGTACCCTTATCGCCATGATGTTCTGGTTTTTGATATTTTTCGTAAACTTCGTGTAGTTTCATTTTATATATTTTTAATGTCAACAATTTTAACAGTTTCTCCAGATACATATGCATCTATTATATCTTCAACAATTTCCCTTTGCTCTTCATTCAATAATTCAATTTTTTCAATAATAGCTGGCACAAGATATGGATCACCTTTTAATTCTTTTTTTATCATATCTATTGTTTCTTTTGTAAAAAAAGGATGAGTAACTATATCTTTAAATATCCAATCTATTCTTTTTGAATACATTCCAAACAAATCAGCACCCCTTGTCTTAGGGTATTGTCTACAATAATCATCAAATTGCTCTTGAGCCATTTTTAAATTCTGAATAGAATATAAAACTTGACGACCAATTTCTACACCTAGATTTAATTCTACTTCTTTACTCACTTATTAAAATTTGAATGTAATGATTCAATTTGATACAAAAATTCTCTAGCTTTTTCAACCTTAGCTTGTATTCTTAATATATCATCTTCATTTCTTTCTACGTTAAACATTAATATTCTTTCTGAAATATCAATATCGTCAAATGTTAAATTGAATTCTAGCTTAAGAGCCTCTTTTTGGTACTCCGGGCTTTCTTCTGAAATAACATTCATCTTATTAAGTAAATATCTTTTTTCTTGTTCAACGATACCAAATGGAGTATTTGTAAGGCAATATGCAATGTGTCCTGTATCAGAATCTGTAAGCCACATATAAGATTGTAGTTGCCAATAATATAAATTATCAAGCTTGTCTGGCAAATTCCCTAAGAATGTCCATAAGTCATAACTTGATTTAATATCAATAACTTTATTTGGGTTAACAGTAAGTATATCTGGATGACCTGATATGTATGCATTTTTAAATCTATGCTGATTTTTACTATACCCTACCCCTAAATATC